ACCAAAAGTACGGACATGTGTCTTTTCAACTATTGATGTCGTTAAAGAGGAAGTGCCTAAAATCGTGGCCCTCTCTTCAATAGGAGATAAGATTGAAAAATATGTTTCTGATCATACTTCCCAATTTGTTATTGGAGGGTGTGTTTTAGCTTCGATTATAACTGCTGGAGTTTCTGGATTGATTTATCAATATTCGGATAAGCTCGCTGTTTCTGCCGTTGGAACTGCATGTGAAATTGCAACCCCGGTGATTAAGAAGTTTCAAAAACCACTACTTTTAAAAGAAGCAGATGATGTACAGAAACCTTTAACTCGTGCAGAAGTAATGTATGGTTTGGCGTGCAAAGATGCTGATTTGATGGCTCAATTTATTGAGATCGAAACGATCACCTTTGAAGGAAAAGGGAACATCAAAAATTTGAACTCTGGAGACAGAGCTAAAATTAATCAGCGTGAGCACCAACGTGAAATTGCAAATGAACAATGGAAAGAGTTTAGAGAAAAAGTTCGAACTTTTAAAACTGATTATCAACGAGAAGAATTTATCGGCGAACTCGTAAGAGAACGTGATCAAATTCAGTCTTCCTATGATGATTTTGGTAATGGTCAGATGACTGCCAGAGAATATAATGAAGGAAAAGACGCGTTGTGGAAACAGTTAAATCGAATCAAAGGAAAATTGTTTGAAATGTATGATATGTATCAACGTACAGAAAATACATCTAAAGTAACCATTTTTGGTTCTACAATTCTCCCTAAACCAATTTCAAAAGAAGCGTGTCCTCTTGTTGAACCAAAACAAGTTGGAACCATTGAGGTGTTGGGTAATGGGTTTGTGTATAAACCTGTTTCTCCTATCATTGATCAAGGATTTATTGATGCTCAAGCTCATTTCTCTTTCAGTGATCCCAAAGGAAAACTTCCTATTGAAAAGCCTCTTAATGTTGAGGCACCATTGTCTGGAAAGTCCATAGAAGTGAAAGCTCCTGTGGCAATTGAAAAGAAAAAACGTCAACGACGACGTGGCCCTCGAAAACAAAAGAAGGAGTCTAAGGTTCTCATTGTTTCCGATAATAAGAAGGCTGTTGTTGCTGTCGCTAAGAGTTTTGCTGATGCTGTGAGAGCTCCTGTTGAGAAGAAAAATCTCAAAAAGGAAGCGCCAAGCGTTCCAAAACCCACTTTGAAATCAGTTAATCCTGAACGAGCCAGAAAGTGTTTGAACTGTGGTCAAGATTCGCACTTTACAACTGCTTGTCCTACTCTTCCTGCTGGATATAAAATCGTTCCTAAGAAGGATTATGATAAATTGGAGCCTAAGGAGAAAAGAGCGATTTGGTTGAAGAACCGCTCTCTTTTACCTAAGAAGTTGATCCAACAAAGTGTTTCTCTTCACACACCTGTAAAAGGATCTTTACCTTTTCATGATAACTTGATCCAAATATTCTACCCAGGATGTAATAATCCAGGAGTTAATGCTGAATATTGGGGAACTATGTTGAAGTTGCATTATGCTAATATCACATATGTTGTTATCACGGAACATCAATTGAAAGATGGTGTTTATTATAAAGGTACTGATAAAAAAATTCATACTCTCCCCCCACGTGAAAAATGGGATGCATTTGGAGATGGTAAGTTAGCTTACTTTAGAATTTCTGCTGACAAACTTCAGGGAATACCTAGAGCGTGCAATTTAAAGGTGTCAACGCCTATTAAAGGAACGAAAACGGAAGCAATGTTCGTTGGATATAATCCCAAAACTCTTGAGCAAGTGGTGGCTGCAACAAGCTACACTTATGCCGGGGGTGAATCTGATGTTGTACATAATGCAAGTACGGAAAATTTTTCGTGTGGATCTTTCCTGTTTGATTCGAAACTTGAAGCTGTAATAGGACTTCATTTTGGATCAATAGGACCTGCTAAAAAGCATGGAGATAATAATCTCATGATCCCTTTAAAAGCGGTGGGCTTACGCCGGTCAGCGAGCCCGTAAAGAGACATGGCACGTATGTACCAATGCGACATTTTGTCGGGGTACAACCGTATTCGAATATGCGGACAATTGGGACCTTGCCAGGGTCAGTGATTAAAAATGTTTTAAATAAACGACGCCACCAATCTGTATATTCAAGTTTGTATGGAAAGGTAGGGCTGCAACGGTTGAAGGAAATAGCAGAGGAGAAATTCTATGTTGTTGTTCCGACTGAAGCGAACTACTATAAATCGGTTTCATCGTGGGACCAAAAGCCTGATTACAAATTTGCTGGGACCGAATCCCACATTTTTGGAATGTTGTATTTTGATCATTTTTATTCTCCTATAATGGCTGATTGTATCGCCGATAGTGAGGAAATTTGTGGTTATATTGATTGGACTAAAAGTCCGGGCTTTCCCCATACATATTTTGGTTTTAGGACAAAGGAAGAGCTTGTCCAAGCTCTTACCGATTCGTTATTTTATGATCGAGTCGGTACACTCCCTTTTTGGAATGTTTCTGGAAAGATTGAGTTTAAAACCTTGGAGGATATTAATGAGAATAAGATCAGGTTATTTCAAATTCCTGCATTTGAACTCTTATATTCCCAACTAAAGTATGGAAAACGAATATCCCTTCGTTTGATGAATTTTGAATGGTCGGCGTATGGATTTAATCCCTACAGTGGAGGCTTTAATAGATTAGCTGAAAAACTGTTGCGGAAACGCTACCGGGGATGTTATGATGTCTCTGGGTGGGATAAATTCTTGCCTTTATTAAAAGATATATATTCTGTTCTTAAAAAGCGGTGTAATATACCCGATTCGGAAATGGACGAATTCATGTGGACTGTTGAGAACACATGCCGATTCTTGCTGAAATTGCAGAACGGTAATGTTCTTGAAAAGGACTATGGAAACGCCTCTGGATCTGGGTGCACCACTCGGGATAATATTTTTGGCCATGTTATAATCTTCGCCGCTGGACTTTACGATGCTTATAAGCGTAAAACTGGCGAAGTGCCTTCTATATCACTTGTTCGTGAACAACTGGTAAACCTTTATGGTGATGATAATGTATTTTCTGTTGATGAGGATTTCAGTTTAATGACTGATCCTGACTTTTTAGCGGAACACCTTGGTAAGTATGGGTTGAAACTGAAGTTTTTCTTTGGTGGATTAGATGCAGATTTGCACACCCTTAGCTTTCTTGGTGCTTCTTTCAAGAAAATGCCATCTGGATTATGGTATCCTTTGTATGATGTCAATAGACTCGCAACTACTATGATCTATGAGAATGATGAATTATCACTCTCCCAACATTTAGGCAAGGCTTTCACATTGATGGTAATGAGTCGACCTTCTGATAAGTTCGATATCTTCCGAGATGCGTATAAAGCCCTGGTTACTAGTGATTTAGTCCGTAACAATTTAGACGACCCCTCTATCTCAGCATATGCACTTGTGGGTACACCCTCTGTTGAGGACATAGATGCATTTTATACTGGGAATGAGGCTGGTAAGTTGTTTGAATCTCTGATGTTAGATTTTTCATCGGAGATTTTTGCAGCCGCCTAAATTGTCAAGGCTTGGGTTATTGTTTATCCCTGTGTGATAGATTTCTTAACGGGGTGGCCCCAAATTCAAACTGCCACAGTTTAAAAGATTTCTTTTATGTCACTTACTAAAAAACAATTTAATGCGATGTCCAAAGGACAACGCGCCGCTTTATTACCAAAAGGTACGTTGGGAGTTGCTCCCCGGAAGCGAAGAGCTCGTAGAGCTAGAAATCCTCCTCAAAAATCGGTTCCCGTTCGAAATGGACAAGGGAGACGACGAGGGGGTCGGAGACAAAGAGGTGGGAAAATGATGCCAATTGCTGGTAATATGCGATCGTTCCCAGTTCCTATTGATGAGCAGGTTGCTCTAGTGAACGGAACTGTTGCGTATGATAAAACGAGTTTCTCGATTAATCCTGGCAGTGCGGTTACTTTTCCCTTTCTGTCCCGAACGGCCCAAAACTATGAAAGATATGAGTTTCAAGATTTAAGGTTTGAGTTCAGACCATCGGTTTATGGCTTTGCCACCGTTGGAGCTCAGGGCTTTGTGGGTATTTCTGCTACTATGGATGCCTTACAGTCTCCTCCTAGCACCCAAGCCCAAGCGGAAGTTATGCACCATTCTCCAGTTGTTGAGACGGCCCATGTTACTTCTCTGAGTTTGCCAAAACAGTTTCTGCTAACCAAATCCATGCGTGAGAAGTTTTTCGTCCGCCCTAATGGGTTAATTCCTGGGGGCTCGGACGCTCATTTGTATGATTGTGGGCAGATTTTTATCTGGACATCTGGTCAAGCTAACACTAATCAAATTGGTGAGCTCCGTGTCGTGGGTACTGTTATTCTTTCGAATCCATCTTTGGAGACGTCGACTTCTGTCCCTCCTCAGTTTCAAGTTTCGTGGTTTCAGTCGACTGCAGCCCAAACGTTTACAACCACTGTTGCAACGACGTCCTTAAATGGAACGGTTACATCGAACGGTTTAAGTATTAATAATACAACCGGTTCTATGGTTCCTCCTGTAGGGAACTATATTGTGGATTTTACGTGTTCGTGCGCAGATAGTGCAGCGGAGGCATATACAGTGATTATGGATTTTAAAAAGGCTGGAACGTCTGTCTATCAAGTGGCAGCGAATATCCCCGAATTCAAATCAGGTGTGTCTCTTGGCGCGGCTGAACAATGTTCACTCTCTGGTTCAGTTTTTGTGACTGCCAGTGGGGGTGATACTTTTACACAGGTCATAACTATGACTGGTGCTGCTGGTACTTTAACTGGTGGAACTACAGTCCGGTGGACTGCTGTGTAGTTAGTACCTTTGTTCACGAGAGGGAAAACCAACCTAAGCAAGTTGTTAAACTACTAGATCTCGTTTAAGATCAAGGTTATTCTTGAGGTCGTTTGGACTCAAATTGAGTTAAATATGTGTAAAAGCAACC